ATGTTAGGATGTTTGCTGCTAAAGATAAATCTGGTTTAGCATATAGCTCCGTAAAGTTGTCATTAGATTTATCAAACGCACTTCTTAACGGGTCTCCAGTACCATCATTAGCTGTTGTCCCAATTCCAATTAGTTGTTGTGCCATTTTATTTTATTTATAATTGTGTTTTATCTGCTTTAAATACTGCGTTATCTGCTGTTAAATTTCCTCCAAAATAGCTAATCAAGTCCGCTGTAAACGGTGTTACTGGAACAAGTCCCCAACAAGTAGGAGCAGATAAATCGTTTATTGCGAATGTTGACCATTGTTTATCGACACCAAAAGCATCGTTGGTCTCCATATCACAGTATACCTTTCCCCAATTTATTTGATTCGCCATCTCTCTTTTTTAAATAACTATTTAATTTAATTTCGTTTTCTTTTTTTGGCTTATAAACCTTCTTCACTTCTTTTATCATAAAACCCACCCAGTAAAGTTTACGTCTCTCTCCGGATACATACCATCATTTTGATTGCTTACATATTCAGGATACAAAGAACTATTGTAGTTCATATGATCCATAAATCTTTGTGTATAGAACTCAGCAGTTTCAGTTGCGTGATTTGCAAGGTTCTTTATCTCAGACTCATTTACAGATGTAGCATTCTCTGAATTATGTTTGTATATTCCCCCATTAGATATTTGATATGCTGCATAAGGAATATAAGTCGCTTGAGTATACCAAATAAGCATTGGTTTAATATATTCATTCACTAATGTTTCGTAGTTACCAGATAAAGTATCAGCTATAATTTCCGTCTGTAATTTTTCATACAGTTTAGTGCCTAAGAATTGTTGTATCTCGGTATCCTGGGCCACCTCAACAAATTGAATTAATTTATCAGCATCGAGATTACCGTCAAATATTGATTTTCTCTTTAGCTCTTTTAATGTTATAAATAATGCTTTCATATTATTCTTCCTCGTTAGGTTCTACTATCTCTTCCTCAACCTCTATGTTTAATAACTCCTCCTCTTCATCTACTTTTTGACTAGATAACTTCTCACCAGTCTCCTCTTCTCTCTTAATCTTAGTTGCAATATTATCAAGCTCTGTGAACTCAATTGGTTGAAGAGTAGTGAAGTACAAGTCTAGCATTATACCGTTGAAGGAAAGTAATTCTTTGAATGCATCAATAAGTAAAGTTTGGAATGGTCTAATGACAATATTATCCATAAGGATAGAAGCAGTTCTAAGTTCTTCAGCATTATTACCAAATCCAGTATTATCTTTTATACCCAATAGAATAGGTGAAACAACACCGTGACCTATCATAATCTTCTCTCTACTTTCTTTAGCCAAGAACTCATATTGAGCGTGAGCATCCGGTAGGTGTATAGGTTCAACCGTAGACTGATCCTCTGAACTTTCATTAAAGGCCAGTATAAATCTACCTGCATTAGAAGACCCACTGAATTTATCATATATCTTTCTTTCGATTCTTTCTTGAATCTCATCAGAAGGAATACCATTATTAAAGTTCAATAACAGAGAAGGCTGTAATCCATTCTTAATATTGTTTAGGTGATAGTTTGACACCTCTTCCTCTAAAGAACAATACTGAAGACATCCTTGATAATCTACAGGGGAGTAATAATAGAATCCTGCTCTGTACGGTTTAACGCAGTATATTTCAATCTTCTCTGTTCTACTACCATTCTTGTATGAAGGTATTCTTTTAGGCTTGTCAGAGGGCTTTATATTGGCCCAATCGGGGTGATAATAATAACCTTTTACCCTACCATCTTTAGCCTTCTCAGCCCTTAATGTTTCCATAGGGAAATGATAAAGACCTGCAATTTCTTTCTTACCAGTTTTATAGACAACCTGGATAGCAGCTTGACCTAACATTTTAAGGTCATTAACCATCTTCTTTACGTCACTCGGTCTAAGAACGCTTTGCATTTTACCGAACATCTCAGGCTTCTCTGTTGAGTCTGTTGCGTTTAGTCCTCTACCATAAACCATATCAACAATACCATTGATACATCTTGAGTTTGTAGGGCTACCTAAATATCTCTCTATAAGTTCAGCGAAATAATCATTATTGTCACCGTACTCAACCCAATCATTTCTAGTGTTCTCCTTGATGCTTGGGATTTCATAGCCAGATAAGTTTAAAACCCTCATACTGTTTTTAACCTCCTTAGGGGCTTGTATTTTTCTGGCTGATCTAATATTTTTTCGACTCATATTATTATATATTGTTGCTCTTCGGTTTCGGAATCGTGCTGATTATATTCATCAGTATTTAAAGTATGTGATATTGTAGTATCCGTTTTAGAAGTGCAATAAACCTTGTCTCTGTAAAGTAAAGTATCACCTTGCTTGATTTCTATAGAGTAAGAACTTTCCTCAGATAGAATACTAAAAGTACATTCTATGTCTAAAAAGTTGCCATTTATAGTAGATGTTAAAGATTCTAAAGTCTCCGTCTTTCTAGTCCCATCTTCTATAATCACTAACTTTAAATCACTAGCCTCAGTATATTCCCTAGGGACAATACTTATGGTCTGAGCGTTTGTGTTTGGTAATAACCTTATCATATAAGTATAACTAAAAAAGGTTATTTATGTTCAAAAAAAAATAGGGTGACCAAACAGCCACCCTATAATTATCAAATGAAAAATACTATTAAGAGTTTGTTCCCTCAGTAATAGTAGCTGTTGCAGAACTCATTCCTGCGAATGGATCAGCAGCAGTAGGTGAAGCAACAAAGTTAGCAGGTTTTACTTCCATACCACTCAAAGTAAGTGTGTATCCTGATAGGTCTCCCATAGCAGCACCAGTTACGATTGTTCCTCCAGACACATCAGCTCCGTGCTCAAGACCCATAATGAATACATTTCCATTATAATCCTCAACAGCAACGTGAGGTCTTCCGTAAGCTAATAACTTAATCTCTTTGTGATCTTCCTTAGAAAGTTTTTTAAGAGTCAAGTTTAGCGTTTGCTCAAAGAATGTTGTACCATTCTCTCTTGAAGCAGTAATAGTTTGCTCGAAGCTACTAGCACCCTTCAATTCATATTTGTAAGCAGTAAAAGTCCCAGACAAATCTGTAATCTCGTCATCAGTTTCTGTAACTGTACCTAAATCACCATAGTCAATGAAATAGATTGCGTTCAGTCCTCCAACTACGTCTTTACAGGGTTCTTTTCTACCTTTAGTTAAATCACAAGCCATATTATAAGGTATTAAAAAAGGGTAGGTAGGCTTTTCGGCTTACCCACCCTTAATATTTATTAATTATTGTTTATTAGTCGTTAGCAGAGTTAGTGATACCGTAAGTTACGATGTCATCAACAATACCATACTGTACACCTGCAGTAAATCTCATTACGACTCTTACGTTTTGAGAACCATCTAGGTCAGCCATATCGATAACTTTAACTTCGTTGTGGTCAGATAATAAACCAGTACCGAAGAATAAGTTAGACTTCTCAGCAGCTACAGCAGTATCAGAAGCTAGTCCATTAGCAACAAAGATTTTCACTCCGTCAAAAGATAATGAACCGTTATTCCACCACTGAGTACCCATTGCATTTGTACCGGCAGCACCTAGTCCGCTAGAACCAAATCCACCTAAAGCTCTTACATAAGCTCTAGCAATGTTTTGAGATACATAGATGTTTAAGTCTTCAGCACCGTAAAGAGCAGAAGGAACAGCGTCTACGATTTTACCTAACTCAGTGATTACGTTTCCTGCAGTAACTGAAGTACCTGAAACCTCATTTGCTTGTGGTAAAGCAGCGTCAGCAGCTAAGATAGTAGATAGTCCGTTGAACTGTCCATTTGTAGAAGTATCTCCTGCCCAGATAGACTGCTCAGTTCTTTGAGCAACTTTAGCTGCAACGTGTGCAATTAAGAAGTCAGAGAATTTAGAAGGCATATTGCTGTGAGCGGAAAAGCCCATAGAAAGTGCTTCCCAGTCAGAGATAAAGTCTTTCTTACATAATTGTAGGTTAACTTGTTGCTCTTCTGGTTGAAGAATTCTTTCAGTAAGTGTAACAGTTGAAGTAGGATCAAAATCACAAGTTGCATCCTTAACGATATCGTCAGTAGCCACTTTTTTGATAACCTCTTTTAACTTTACATTCGGTTTTACAGTAATACCACCGTTAGCGATAGTAGAACCTTCGAGCAGAGCAGCAGCGATATATTCACCTGCGAACTCTCCTGCGTAAGTAGTAGTAATTGATGTAGTTGTTGCCATTTTTGGTAATTTAGATAATTGTGTTTATTATTTATTTAATCTTGCTAAAACTCTATCAAGAGTAGTCGCAGGTGCGTTTTGAGAATATAAATGTAAATTTTTACTCTCTGTTGCGTTCTCTGGGCTGTGAGTTAAAGGCTCTTCGTCAGCAGATAGTTCTTGAGGAACTTCTTGCTTAGACTCTTCTTTAGCCTCTAATTGACCCATTAGTTTTTCGACCATTGCCTTAACTTCCGCTAACTCTTCTTTAGTGGCATAAGACATTTCAGATTTAGGCTCCATAGCCTCAACCTCCTCAGAAGCCTCCACTTCAGGAGCTTCCTCTAACTGTACCTCTTCTTCTGTAACTTCTTCAGTGGCAGCCTCAAGTTGTACTTCTTCTTGTACATCTTCCTGCACTTCTTGTTGTACAGCTTCTTGAGTTTCCACCTCTTCAGTTGAAGACAAAAGCACGTCCTTTAGTTTAGAAACGATTTCTGTTGCTTTCATAAAAATTGATGTTTATAATTATTACTGATTAAAAATATATTGTTGTATTTTTATAGTGGACCAGAGGTTATTATCTCAGTACATCTAAGATATCCATCCACTTTTTCAAATTTGTATATCGGATATAAATCCCAGTTTCCATTATTAATGTAATCTGCTGTATTTGCTTTTAATGGGGTATAATTCACATCAGGTAAATCTGCCCAAGCGGTATAATTAGATGAATATGAAACGTGAGAGTCATTCTCATCAAAAGTTAAATTATCTAATGATGGAACATATAAAAAAGAACCAACTTCAATAGTATCTGTATCTACAAGAAAAGAAAAGAATGAAGTTCCTGCTGCATAATATGTTGTGTTTTGATAAGTATTTACCTCACTTGCAGTTAAAAAGTTGTAACTATCAACTACAGCATTTCCATTTATATCTGCTATTTTCTTGGGGTATCTATAGAATGTACTTGTATTGGCATCAGGTATAACTTCAGGTGTAGGTATGGTTACAGAAGGTGGAGTAACATTTTCAATCACTACCTCTATCGATTCAGTAGTGGTCTCTACCGGATCGCCACCTGCATCTGTCATAACTGCTCCATTCAACTCTATATCTGTAGCAACCTCTACAGTTTGAAAATCTGCATCTTCCTCTACCAAGGTATATTCAAAAGTTAAGTCCTCAGTTCCGCCTCCTTCAGTATAAGAAAATTCCCTAATATTCTCATCTATACTTACGTCTACCGTAGGAGTTCCTTCGGTTGTCTCTACAGTAACCTTTTCATTAAAAGTAGCTACTAACGGTAAAGCATCACCTACCTCATAAGTACCTGGAGTTACTACCATACTGATTATAGCAGTAGAACTAGAGTTAACAATTGTATTTGTTGTGTCTATTACAGTTATTGTAGATGACCCTAAGCTAGGTACATCTGTTGAGGTAGAGGAAACTGTATTAGTTGTGTCTTGTGCGTTTATTGTTCCTGCACTATCCTCACCTACAAGATGAATTTTACCGACTCCTTGAGCTCTCATAGCACCATTACAGCATTTAGAAGAATATGTTTTACCATCTTTACACAAACATCCCCTAGAGCCACCCTTAGGTGAAGAATAACTTGGAGTTTCTTTCATCTTCTTCTTCATTATCCTGCGTTTTGTGTACGTTGTATAAAGAATATAATATCCCATATTTTAGAATCTCCACCATCTGAAGTTATCTTAGGAGTTAGACCATTTGCCAAAGCATTTGCATCTAAATAATACTGAAACATTATATGGGAGTTTTGTGTTACATCGTTTCCTTTGTAGAAAGCTAAAGCCATATTAATTCTATCGTAATCATCAGCACCTGTAAGTTTAAAGTCTATATGGGTTTGATTTGCGTTTACTGCTGACTTCTTATATACAACAGTAACCATATAAACATCATTTTCATTTAACCCTACAAATTTTTGATTGGATACATCGTAAAAGTCTAAAGTTGAATGACTCCTAGTTATGATACCGCCATTGTTAGGTAAGGTAACCTCAACACCATCTGTTAAAACTAATTTACCAGAATCTCCCTCTCCTTCGCCATTATAAAATGTATCATCATATCTAGCCCAACCTAAATTAATTGCACCTGTTTGTGGATATACAATTACATTTTCATCATTATGACCCATATAAAGGGCTGAGTCAGTGCGTAGCATTGCACCATTTTCTATATTCACTGAAGATACCTCTGATTCTGTGGTGTCTTGAACGTGAACTCTGTATGAAGTGTTTTTAGTGGTAGCCATATTTATTGTTTAGGTACGCAATTAGGTACTTTTACTCCATTTTTGGTCTTAAAACCAATCATTTCATAGCCTTCTTGACAAGGATTAACATCTTCTAATTCTTCTAACCCTTTCAGTTTAGATTCAGTCCAATTAAGCATACTTTTACCTCCCCATAATAGATAACTGATAGTTCCACAAGCCTCAGGCTTACTAGGATTATAATATTCAGCAGCTCTGCTTAAATAAGAATAAATTCTTTTGAGTGTTGATACTGTAAATTTCTCTTTTCTAGCTAATTGCTGTCCTCTAACCTTACCTACCTGGGTAGCACATTTATTACCTAGTTCTTTGTTCCTTTTAATACCTAATTTAGCATTATTTGATGCAGATTCAGGATATCCACCATAAGACTCTAATTCCACCTCTTCAGATAGGCTTTCTAAGGCTTCTAGGAGCTCATATTCGGCATTTAATTCATCTAGACACTCAGAACATAGACTTTCTGGTAAAGACTCCTTAGGGCCGTCCATTTTGTCCGCAAAATACCCCTCTATAGAGAATCCTTTTACTTCACCTGCCTTAACTTGATTCCAAACGTCATCATTATTGACTTTTACAGATACCATCCAGGTTCCTACAGGTAAATCAAAGTCATATTTTCTAGATTTATCCTTTTTTTCATCTTCTATAATCCAAGATTCGACTACAGACATACCTTTGAGCTCTACGCTGTGTTCTAAAGTGCTGTTATTTTGATTACCCTTCATTAAAAACAATTCAGAAGCCTTTCTCACGGTATCTTCAGAGAAAAATATGTAATATTCCTCTTCACCACTGTTTCTATATATCTTTTTGTTAGGGATTAGGGCTGCACCCATCAAAATCCTCTTCTCTTTATCAACTTCAGCAAGTTTTACTTCCTTATGCTCTTTTAGAGCGATAAAATCCTCTTCAATAGCCGGATTTTCTACAACTGAGATAGCTTCAATACCACTAAACTCATTTTCTTCGTCTATAATAAGTTCTATAATGCGTTCCATATATAATTAACTATTTATTATTGATACGTTCTATATTTTATCCTAAAGACCTATTAAAATCAATGGTTCTATCCAATTCTTCAGCATCTTTTATGTCTTTATTTACTACAAATGCTCTTAATGGCTTCTCTTGCTGACCTGTAATTGATTGTGCTAATTGCGATTCAGGTGAAGCACCAACTACATTGAAATCGGGTGCTTCAACACTAACACCTGGTCCACCACCAACACTCCCACTTATACTTCCTCCTGACAGTATAGACTTTGCTCTATTAGCTGCAGCTAATACTGCTGCTATCTGTGAAGCATAAAATAGTGGAAACGCTAATGTGGAAACAGGTGCAGCTTCTTTGGCTTGTTGTTGTGCAAGAGTTAATCCTTGTGAAAATCCTATTCCTGTATTCGCAGCAATTTCTAATAATGCAAAAGTTTTAGATGCTTTTGAGTTTTCCTTCATCAATCCAGATATGCTACCTAATGAATCTGCATAATGACCAAACATATCCATTCTCATTGCATATCCTTGCCTATCCAATCTTTCCTGCTCTTGTGCTAATAGTTTACTGTAGAAAAGATTAATTTCATATTTAGCTACGGCTAATTCAGCCTCTAGAAGTCCTAATTCTTTTAACGCATTTAATCTACTTAAGTTTTGTCGCTGTTCTAATTCTATCGCTTGTATAGTATTTTCGTTAGACATAGCATCAATCTCTAGGTTTCTATTAAAGAAATACTCTCTAATTTTACCCATTTCTTTTAGACCTCTTATCTTTTTGTCAAAATTACCGACCTCTAAGGCATCATACTCTAACTTCTCTTTTCTGTCTGTTTTACCTTTTTTCTCTGCATAATCCTCTAACTCTATTCTTTTGACTAAAAGATTTATTTGCTCTTGTATTTTTATGTTTTCTGAATCTAGAGTGTCTAGTATATCTGCTGCTGCATCTAAATTAAATTTATTAAACTCCTCTTTCCCCTCAACAATAGACTCCCTAAATAACTTATTAATAGCCACTACTTTTTCAGCATCACTTAATACCTCATTCTGTCTTATTTCTTCTCTTTTAGCATAAAGTTCTCTAGCCTCATCTAAAGTTTTTCCACCCTCCTTTAGTTTTTCTATTGCCTCTAGTTCTTTATCTATGGCCTCTCCGGCAAGTTTCTCTATTTTTGTTTGAGCAGCTTTAGCGAAAGCCAACTTAACAATTTCTTGTCTGTATCTATTGATAGCAGCAGAGGCTGCATTTGTTTTGTTTTTTATGTCATCAAAACTTACACTAGAGTCGTTTAACTGCTTTATAAAGTCTGGATATTCTTTCTTAAGTCTTTTTATCGCTAATTCTTGCTGCTCTTGAGATGTGCTTGCATCTTGTAGTTTTCTTATATAAACTTCAAAATTACCTGCAGTTTTAGACACAAAATCACCTAAAGATTGAGTTGACTTCTTTAATTTTCTAGCCTCCATATCTTGCTTCTCAATCAAAGTAATCACAGTTTGAAAAATAAGTATTAGACCTAAAGGACCCATTAATGCACCAAGAAGAGCTCTAAAACCATTCACAACTCCCCCAGTAGTTGTTATTAAGGTAATCATAAGAGTGGACAACTGAGACAAGTTGTTAGCCATACCCCTAATTCCATAGTTAGAGTCAGATATAGTACGACCCAATTCAACAAGTGTAGCCCCTGCTAAGCCAGTCTTATCAATCATCGGATTGAGACCGTCCTTGGTGACTCCACCCATTGCAGTTTGCTGTTTCTTGAGGTCAGCAGTCAGCTTATTTACTGCATTATCAGCATTTACAAAACTCTTTGTTAGATTATCAATCTTAATCTTGCCCTTGTCGTTAATCTCAACGACATAAGTCAATTTATTTGTTTTATTAGCCATTTGCTCTTCTCTTTACAGATTCTTTTAATTCCTTTAATTTAGTTGGGGCTTTATATTTACCCTTAGCTATATCTATTATAGGATCAACCCCATAAAAATCATCAGCCTTCAATAAGTCTATCAATTGCTTTATCATTCTACTATCTCATTTGAAAATATGTTCAACAGCTCTAATTTGGATTCTCCAGTCATTAGGTTTGTCGTTATTGAGTTGATTCTAAATATCTTATCACCAATCTTTATTTGGTCGTTCATTCTATAGTTTATAATAATATTAGGAGGTAAAAACGCTCTAACCTTAAACATTCTCTTTAGTGGATTAAAAACACTTTCCACATAACTTTTATAAAATACCTCGTATAATGATTGAGACTCTAATTCATCATATGGAGCAGGTAATTCAGAGTAATTTAATCCTTGCCATTCATCAACTTCAGCATCAAAATTTAAGTTGTATGAGGGTGGAGTTGTTGAGTTACCATCCTCATTGCTGTTTGATGGTCTCCAGTAGGTGTCTATACCAACAATTGAGGAGGATGATGTCCAGTTTATTTTTTTGGTAGCTCCAGTTCCTTCAGATATAGCATAGAACAATAATGGTTTAATAGTTGTTGAGTCGTAATCGCCCTTGGATGGAGTTGATGGAGAGACTCCTTCTGTAAAGTCAAAATCACCTGTAGCACAATAACCCCACTGTATTGATGTGCCTCTTGTGTCAGTGTAATCGGCAGAGTTCAAATCTATTAATCTCTCATACTTTAAGTGAGAGAATGGTATATTTATCTCGTACTTATTACCCCTATCTATATTTGGAAAATTCCTCTTAACATTAAATTCAGAATCACCAAAAACCTCATTAAATTGCTGAAGATGATTCTCCATAAGAACAGTCTTGGTTTCCTGATAGGTAAAACTTATATCTGTAAAAGGTAAAACAGATTCAACAGTGTGATTAGATGCATCCACATATTTTTCTATTTCTATAATACCTCCTGATTTATTGTTCAATGCATCACTATAAAAATTATCCAATGTATCAACATATATTTTGCCATAATTTTCATCCCCCCTGTCATCTATAAAATATGCAGTCAAATTGAACATTTTGAACAACCCAGTCAGAAAGTCTATAACTTTCATTTTAGGCATAATATTAAACGAACTTGATCTTAAATCTAAAGTTAGAGTGAGTTGAGTATTTGTAATATCATACCTCTCGGTGAAATCTATAAGTGTGCCATCAGTAGCTTTGTATATTTTAATAGTAGAATCAAAATCTAATTTTGTTTTAGCGGAATATTGTATTTTAAACCTTTTTACAGTTCCTTCAGGATCATACGCTTGTATAGCAACTATACCTTGAGGTGTTACACCAGATACATATTCACCTTTTACTATCTCAAACGAATCACCACCATCAAGAACGTCCCCGTTAGAATCAACTTCTGTAAATGATATTGTAAAATTAATATCATCGTCAGTGACGGTTGTTATCGGTTGGATTGAATAGGATGGAGCAGAGCCAATTTTGGTTATTTCTACTATACCATCTGAAAAGGTTACTTCTGGTATATCATCAGATGTAGCATCAAAAGTATAACCCGTACAGTCAAATTTAAACTCTTCGTTATCTAATTCTTCTTGACTGTCAAATTCATCCTTTACACCATTAATCCAAAAGTATAAATTGTAGAAAGCAGGACTTTTAGGTGTAACATCATCATCTTCTAATTCTGCCGTAAAGAAATCCCTTGTAAATTCTATATTATATTTACTTTCTATAGCTTCTATTAAATGCATAACCCTAATAGCAGGTTTTAAATCTGTAAATTCAAGACCCCTTAGTTTACTAGTTCCGTCCCAATATAAATTACCATCAGTGTTATCCTGAAAAGGTATTGTACCTGAATGGTAAAACAATCTTTTCTTTGAAGTTATTAAAGGATATATTATTGCATCAGATTGCACTGATTCATCAACAGTAAAATCCAATCCATCAGTAAATCCAGATTTAACAACGGCATCTGTGTATTCGTGCTTATAATTATCTATATATTCTAAGTCCGTCAATTCATCATCTCCAAGAAGGTCTTTTAGGGACACTGTTTTGCCATAGAATATAATTTCATAAGCGTATGCTTTGTTATTCCTCATCTTAACACTATTAAGGAATATTTTACCCTCCCTAAATGGTGAGTAATTTATATGTATCTCAGCTTTCCTCTTCTGCCTAGCATCAAAAGAATTACCTGTAATATTGTAATTGTAGAAATGTCTAAATATCTTGTTATTCGTATCAGAAGCAGGTACAGTGAAAGGCATAGAAAAGTCAGTGAATACTTTACCGATATCTTTGACATCTTGTATTGTTGAGGTCAGTTGCACTGTCTCATTATCAAACATATCAACTAGCGGATAATTACCATCATTATCCTCAACATATAACTGAAGTCTCTGCATTATCTAACTGAGTTTAGTTCACTGAAAGCGTAATCAAACCTTACTGTGAAGTTCAATAACTTATCATATCGATCATCTTTATAATCTATAGTATTGTCTGTAGGTGTTACTGGATAAACTTTATTGTCTTCGTGAATCCATACATATTCAGACTGCATCATCTGCTGAATAACTTCATTATAGTCACTACATAAGAATCCTGTGTTTAAGACTAAGGACTTTTCTGATTCTACATTATGAGTTTTGTTTGTAGGTGAATATGTAGGGTAGAATTTACTAGTCGCAGTCGATTGCACTGTGTTTATCTTGTATTGCTCCCTAGTTACATTAGCACTCTCTTTTCTTCTGCCAAAGAACCATATATCTTGCAATGCACCAAACTTATTTAAGAATGTAACTTTATATGGTGTGTTTTTACATTCGTCTATATATGTTACAGACAATATAATTGTTTTATTATCTTCAGTTGTTATTGTAACTTTATCAGTTCCTAAAGGAGCATTTACACCCGAAGTAATACTTGTTGATATACTACTCATTATACTTGTAGCGTCTGCTTTAATTACAGTTGTATCGGCTGTATAATCTGTTGTATCAGCGGTTAAATCTTTGACTGTTTTGCCAAATGTTTGAGTTCTTAATGAAACATTCCCTTCAAAGAATTCTATACTATACAATTCATTTTCCTTATACAAAGGCACTCTAACTTTCTCGTCTTTCTTCCAGTAAATACAAGTGTTTGATTGCTGTAGTGGACTAGTCAACTGAGGGTTTATCTCATCCTCAAAATAACCATAACCGTGAGTTACAAGTCTAGTTCCTTCGTTTATGGTTTCTGAATCGTCATCAAATGTATTTGTTATTTGCCAAGATGCCCAAGAGGATAATTTAGCGGTACCATAATCTCCATCAAAAGATACTTCTACATAATCCTTTATCAATTCAGATATTTCAAATAATATGGTCTGCTCTCCCGGGATTAATGTTTTAGTCAGTGTATATTGAGGTGTTCCAGAATAACTCAATATCTGACCATCATATATCCAAAGTTTTAATGTTGCTGATGCTAATGTTGCCATAATTATATTGTATAACCAAATTCTCTTAGTGCTTGTAATACTATATCTGAATAATATGTTGGATTACTAGAATAGTCATTACCATCCTGAACACTAGTTATTATTTTTGCTTCTGACCTGTCTGAAAGACCTTTACTCCCCTCAAATCCATTTGTCCCATTATATATGTTAGATATAAAATCATTTCCATCTGCATTTTCAAAATCAACTTTTGCCAACACAGAAAGATTTGTACCATACGATACTGTATCTAAGAAACTTCTATATGAAGCTAAGTCGTCTATATAATTTTGATTTGCCGCAGAATATCCAACACCAGAACCAGTTTTGTAAGCACCAAGAACTTCATCTAAGAAAAATATATTAACAACCTTACTTGAGTCTGTATTTCTCTTTTCTAGCAAAGTCAATGTTCTTAAATATCTCTCCATATCACTTGCACTTATAAAAGGTGCTGATGCAAATCCTCCATAATCTCTCAATACTTGAGAAGCATTTAATACAGTAACTCTTTTAGAGTACTCTGAAGAATCATCATTATAAGCTGATATTAATTCATCTTTTAGTGTTCCTTCAGTCATTCTCTCTAATTGGTCTAGTGTAGAATTCATTGAACCAGAGTCATCAAATATTATATTTATCTCTACCTTATCATCTAATGTTAATTCTGGAGTACCTAGTTCAAAACTTTCTCCACCTTTTTCAGTTGTACCAGTACATATAGCAGCAGAAACAGTATCTTCTTGAGCAGAGACAAGTTGTGTTTCTCCATTCGCAAGTATTACTGTTTGAACATCTCCATTTACATCTGTATATTCAAATGTAGTATCCCCAGTAGTACAAGTGCCAGTAAGTGTATAGAAGAATGTTT